ATCATAGTCTCCTGCACTGGAAGCCGTAGACTTGATTAGTCCTCCGTACTGATTGAAGAACGCCACCTTCAAAGCCAGGAATGAATTCCTTCCGTACTTGACAAAGGATGCCGCCTCGAGAGAATTCAGAAGGAAGCACTTCTTCGGACTGCACTTCGTGTATCTCGTGAAGAATGTCTGTGTGACCTTCATCATAGCTTCAGAGCCTGTACCAATGACCAAATCCTGAGTGATGTAATCGACATCCTTATTTCTCTCAGTAAGGAACTCTGGAACGTACGCAAGCATGTCGTAGTTTTCAGACGCCATCTCATACGCAGTGCGACATCTGTCAAGACCAGATGGAGGAACTGTCGACTTGATAATTGTAGCGATTCGATGAGATCCAAGAGTCTCGCACCACTTGTACACCATGGTGTCATCACAAGACCAGTTATCAGTACCTGAAGTAGGTGTCGGAACACAGATGAAAGCTAGATCATAGTCTTCACCATTCAACGTCATATTCTCACTCCCAGGATGAGTTTTCGGATCGATGATAGTGATGTCGACAAGCTCTGGAATGCATCCATTGACTACCGACGAGCCGACAAATCCATTACCGATCACCAGTACACGACAAACTGCCTGCTGAGCACTCTTTCGTTTCCACTCTGTCATCTGAGAAGGATTGTTGAGTGTGAAGCCACGAGTCTTGTCCAGACGTTTCGAAGCATCCATCATCATATAGTCTCCATTCTGATACCAGACGTTGTACCATTTATTGGTAGCCGGACTGAACGCCATGACTACTTCCCCAGCAGCTAGGGCTTTGATCATCTCTGGAGGCATTAGTTCGATCCTCCTTCGGTCTGGAGATCGAGGACATGTTGAACTGCCTGCTCTTCATCAGTCAGATTCCGACTTGATGCATGAGCATTGCTGAACTTCTCTGGGAAGCGAGTAGTGAGCTTCGCGATGTTGGCGAGTAACACTGTAGTCGGATCGCTTCCAGTTTCTTTCTGTACCCATGCCATGAGGAGAGCGAGATACCACATGATATCTCCTGCTTCAATTCTCACATTGAAGGCATCCAGAGTCTGTCCGTAGTATACATGCCGCTTGAAGTCATCGACTAATTCGCCAACTTCAGTACTCAGACCGAACAAAGCGTGGTTCACTTCCACGAGTTTGACGAGACGTTCAGATGCTTCAGCATACTGTTCAGGGCTGAGATTAGTGCGCATAGCAGCTGCGCAGTAATCATTTACGTTAAGCGATCGATTATTATCGTTGTTATTCATTAGTTTCTTTCCAAAATTAGCGAGGCGTCCCTAAAGGGCCCAAAACCTTCGCGTCAAACGGGCCGTAGAGCCCGGTCTCGGGACTCTTTCGGCCACCTGGTCGGGGCCTAAAATCGTCCAAATTCCCGTTACATCTTTCGAACACTGCCGAATCGACTGCATCATGTTTTAGCACCTTTTCGGAACTTATGTCGAACTCTTTCCACTGCAGGCTTAGCATGGATGTAATCACCCACACGTGCTGCATTCCAATGCCTCAATACTGTATCTGTCACGCAATATACATACTGAGGAGCGCCAAGGCCTGTAGGATTAGCTTCTTGATATCTGTATACAATGTCCAGTTCAAGCATGTCCTCCAGAGTTTCTCGGCATGTCGTGATCGGAAGACTTACATCCTCAGATAGTTCCTTAGTTGTACACCCGTTGTACTTAATCAGGTATCGAATGATTTCCAGATTGAATCCAACACAAGTATCAAGAGCGACACGAACCACCAGACGGTAGTTGTCTTCACTGACTTGATAGTCGTCGTTCGTCAGAGCCAGTCCAAGAAGTAGCTTCTTAAACTGTTTAGCAAGTCGAGTTCCCATCTCATGCTGAGGTCGGAACTTAAGCTTCTCACGTGTGAAGTCTCTCTCAACACTTCCTCGAAGCATTGCAACGAATTGTGCAAGGCCTACAAGTTTAGACACATAATCCTGGGGAAGGAATGGTATGGATGCCGGATCGACTCGATAGTCCAAGAAGGACTTCGCGGCGAGCTGCATGTGGATTTTCATATTCCGTTCCTCACCAGAGTTTCCAATCGCTGCCATGATCGTTTGATCGGCATCAAATCCAACACCTTTCACAAAGTGATAGATCAGGAATCTCTCTCCAAGACTTGTACCAGACTCTGCGAAGATCGCTTGTGTCACACCAGTGATCATACTGAAGTATCCTTTGTACTGTCGATACAATCCATTACCAAAAGGCTTTGACACTTCACCATCATACGCTCCTCGGAGAATGCTGTATACTTCATCCTTAGAGTTTCGAGGCATCTGTAGAACTTCAGTAAAGTCCTTCAGAATAAATGTCTTGCCAATCAGATTAGGTATCAGACTAGGATCCTTTCCGCCCGGTAGCTGGAACCCAGACACCAGAGAATGCGGAGTGACTGTCGATCTAATTTCGCATGTCGAGCATTGAGACAGGGACATCAGTAGCTCAGTCTTACCAGATCCAGGAGGTCCTGCAATGTGAATCCATAGCGGGTCTCCTTCCAGCTGATTTGAATACGCAACTGCGAACACCACCTTCAAGGCATCTTCCATCTCTACTGTCATGTAAAGATGTTCCTTGTAGATGCTAACGACCTCAGAGAATGTAGGTCTCACAGAGTCAGACAGTGCTGGCAGTGCGCCATAGATATCTGCAACTGGAGTATCGTCCACACAATCTTGATCGTCAAAGTCTGTATTCATTTCATGGAGCACTTGAATAGTTCCATCCGAGGCTCTGAAGTCTCGTATGTCAAACTTATTCGGAAGCGCCTGAGGCCAGTCGATATGAGTGACTGAACTGACTACATCTTTGATCTTTGTAAAAGCTCTCTTCTTTCCTTTCCTCCCAGCTTCATCATTATCATAGGCGAGAACTACTTCTCTATCCTTGAAATGATGAATCCATCCTTCCTTGAAAACGCCAGATCCTGGCACTGCCAAGACCACGTCGTCAAGTCCTGATTCTCGTAGAAGTATCTTGAGAGCTATGTAATCCCATTCTCCTTCTACGACCCAGATTCTAGCTTTAGATGAAGCAGTCATCAGTCCATGAAGACCGATCAGACCTACCTCACATCCAGTTAGATTCTTAACCTTCGATCCAATGCGATAGAATCGCATATTGACATATGATTGACTATGATTAATGACTGGGAACCACCAGCGAACTCCATCCCAGACGAGTCCAGCCTCCTTCAGATCTTCGACTGGAAGTCCTCTGTCAGCTGACAGTGTCTCCCATAAACTATCCATGTCATAGTCTATCATTCGATCTCGAGTGTACTCGTACATCTTAGCAATGTAAGTGTATAGGTTACCCTCGATACCGCACAGCGCATGCTTGCACTGCCACTGTTGAGTGGTAGTGTTCACATAGAATTTATTTTCACGTCCGCATATGGGGCAGGTACCGTATACTTCGTTATTCGAAGCACCGGATGGAACAAATCCTAAGTCTTCAAATGGCTTTAGTTTTGGATCGTCATTTGAATACTTAGAGTTTCTCTTTGCCACGTTTCACTACACCCCTCATTAATTCCACGAACTCTTCGTCACTGAGATTACTGGTATCTTTGTAACGAAGCAGATCTAGAATTACATGCACTCCGATATTCCGATCAGTACGCTGCATTGCAGGAGATACTTGAGAGTACTCCTTCAGCCATGACGCTGGAGGATTCGGCATTTGCTCTGCTTCCTGCTTCCACCCTCTTTGCACGGCTCTTCCTGCAACTATTACCATGCTTATAATTTTACTTTCTCGTCCAGACTCCATTGTGACACCACCTTTTTGACTCCTACCTCCATGGGGACTCCGACATAGTTCATGTGATTCTCCATCTGATACTTCAGATCTCGAAGCAGATCCAGAGAGTCATCTTCTTTGTGGATCTCGAATGCAATTTCGTCATGAATTGTCATACATTCGTAACACCGAACCTGTCGTTCGAATGCCACCTTGTCGCATCTCAGCATTGAGAGCTTGATCATGTCTGCAGACGATCCTTGAACCATGTAGTTCACACAAGTGTATGAACGCTCTTTAGCGATTCGAAGTTTCCTACCGTACAGATTAATGATGTATCCTTTCTCGATGGCTTCTCGAGTCAGTCGCTTCATGTACTGTCGAATCTCTGGGTAGGCACGATCGATTGCATTGAGATGATCGAGAGCTTCTTGTCGTGAACAGTACAGAAGTCCCATAACAGCCTTCGCACCACCACCATAGAGCATCGCAAACATAACCATCTTGGCTCTGTTTCGCGTCATCTTCTTGCCGACTGCAGTTTCTGCCGCAACGATATCCCAGTTGTTATCTGAGAGCCAGTCGTACGCAGCTTGTTCCGCAATAGTTGATCGCTCACCATGCTTAGCTTTCTCGGAATTCCATCCATACGTCTCCCAGACTTCTGCCATGATTGGAGAAGATGGAGTCATACTTCCGAGTTCCATTGAAAGCGCAGCTTGTCGGATTGCATTCGGATTACCTTTGCCACCCCATGCCTTGTTAGCAATCTCAGTATTGGGATCTCTTCCGGCAAGTATGTCATCAATGATCGACTGGACTTTCGCAGCTCCTGCAAACACTCGAAGTTCCATCTGAGCATAGTCATAATGGTACCAAACATGGTCAGGTCTAGGACCAAATCCATTTCGAGCTTGGACAACGTCTGAGCCTTTGAATGACGTATCCGGATTAGACACCTGCTGAAGATTTGGATCTTCATAGCTGAACCTCATTGTTCGAGCGTTGTCTTGATTGATTACTGGATGAAGGCAGTGCCCTCCAGGATTCAACTTATCCGGAAGCATCAATGCAAGATAGTTATCAAAGAATGTACTTATCGCTTTTGAGTGCGACTTGTACTGAATGATATCATGCATTACTGGATGCTTATGTTCGAGATCTTTCAGAGTCTTGTACTCAGTTGAAGGCTGTCCGGAGTCTGTAAACTTCGTAGGCTTCAGTCCAAGAGTATGATACAGAAGTTCCTGCAACTGTTTCGGACTGTTAGCGTTGAAATCACCTGGAACAAGTCCAGAATCGTAAATCGCTTTCAGATGAACTGCTGCAAGATTCTCAGAAATCTTTCGATCTTCGAGAACAATTGCTTGATTGATTCCGACTCCTCGTTCCTCCATCCTTTCTATGAGTGGAAGAATTTCCAACTCACGATCGTAGGCGATCATGAAGTGTCCGTCCGCTTCGATCTCAGCCTTGTACTTCTTCCAAAGAGCCATCGTTCGAACTGTATCCTTACGACAGTAAATCTCACCGAGTCTTTCGATATGATCGTATTGCTCATTCGTAAGATCAAGGAGAGCTCGAACCTGCTGGGTAAGCCAGTAGTCGGCAGCTTCACTCTCTGGAGAAACTGTGAAGGAATCTGAGTTTCGCTTAGCTTCTTGTCGTAGCTTCTGCACCCAGTACTTAAGTTCCTTGATGTCATCTGTAGGAATACCACAATCTTCAAGTGCCAGAGGTTTCAATCCATACGACATTCGACTGGTATTGATAACTCTAGCCATGATTTTTGTATCGTCGTACTCTCCCTGAAGATTGATTCCAGCCGCCCTAAGCATTCCAGCATCAAACTTCTTGTGATGGAAGATCTTCGGAATACTCGGATTCTCACAAATGCTTCGAATATACTCGAACACTTCAGTTGGAGAACAGTTGTCCATGAATCCTTCACAAGGAGTATCGATACCGTAGTATGAATACTGCGGCATTCGAGTCTTTGGATCTACGTAGAACTCAACATAGAAACTGTTGAATTCTTCATCGCAAAGACTTACCGAGTACATTCGATCTGAGTGTCGATACCGAAGACCTGTAGTTTCTGTGTCAATGGCAATTGCACCATTTAGATTCAACTGATCATTCTGCATCAACCACCTCGATTCTGACCTTCACAGTACGACCTTTTAGCTTCGTACCGTGAAAATGATCGTTCAGAAAGTTAATCGAATTACTGAAGCAATGGTCGACATGATCAGTGAATTCGATAACGATACTTGTTGGCGAAGGCATTGAAGGTTTCGATTCACCATCTGGCATTAGAGTCTCTCTCCAGTCTGGACGTTGAGATTCCAGAGCTTCTGATATTTCTCGCAGTTCTCATTCAGCATCTTAAGCTGCATGTCCGCATCAGGAGCTGTACATGCCCATGTTCGAATATCAGTCGAGTCTGACGCCCAAGACACGTTCCAATGATTGTTTAGATTACTTACTGAACGCTCATACGCTTCATCATTCTCATGATTGATGTAGAGAGGGCACGGAGGCATTCCATCTCGACCTTCAATTCTTTCAAGATTGATCATCTTGATTGGACATCCGACATATTTACCTTTCTTTAAGCATGGTGGATGAATGATCGATCGGAACATTGGAGATATCTTGGTTGAAATCTCTTCAATCATTCCAACCATCAAATCATTCCAGAGTCCTGCTTGAGCGATCCAGCATCCTCGCTTTCCGCAAATATGCATCAAAGCCTTGAGGTTGATTCCCCATGTGATTCCATGACTCATTGCCATCGGCATAACGAGGCGTGCATCCTCTCGAGGAACTCCAGATTTGATGAGCTCGTTGTAAACAAATTCAATCTGACCCATCAGTGCATTATATAGTACTGAAGCTTCAGTACCTGCTTCAAGTCCTGCAATAGTCTGGTACCCATTAGTGCCTTTATGACTAAGTTCAGCCACCGTAGTCATCTTTCCTTCCAGACTCTCTGGGATGAGATATCTGCCTTCAGTAGCAAAGTTGTCGAGTGGAAGTACTCGAGTCGTCTGCGACCACCAAGTGCTCGATGGGAGATCTGGAATGATATCAGAGCCGAGTCTTTCGCCGACTTGAGTTCCGATTCGATGTCGAACCAGCTGCTCTCGAAGTGCAACTGACATGTTCTCGATGTAGAACACGAACTGAATATTCTCAGTAACAGGCACCGACTCTGACAGCAATTGCAGACAAATGTCGTGGACGATCTTTCCGGTATTCCACATGTCAATGGAAGTCTGAGTCAGATCTTCTTTGTTAGGAATTGAAGAGCTGTCGAATAGTAGTGGGTGCTCGACATACAGATCGAAACAGTCCTGATAGTACTGAGGAGACTTCAGAGGATCGTTAGTTCGTGACTGCTCCCAGACAAAGTACAGAGTTCCGAATGGATTCTGCGTGCTTGAAAGCATAGTGACAGTGAGTGGTCGGCTAGAGTTTGATTGGCTCATTGTAGTTCAAGTAGGTGTCGATGTATTCGTCGAGATTTTTGTAGTGGTCAAGGAGGGGAGCAGTCCATTCGCTAGTCATGTATTGCTTGCCGTCTTTGATTGAACGATTGATTCTATTCTTCAGAATTACTTCTGCACGAGCAATAGCCTTGTCCGGATCTGGAAGCCTTTCGAATTCTCGATAAATGTTATCGTAGTTCGAAACTGCGTCAAGTATCCGCTTGTGATACCACTGCTCAGTATACTCTTTGGACTTACCATTTGAGCATTGATGGATGAAGTTCTTATCTTCATACTCGCTGGTCATGTATCCATAATTGTCAAGAATTGTCCACAAGGGATAGTCGCAGTTCGACTTTAGAGTTGGAAGTAGTCTACTCCAGTGCTCTTTGATCTCACTCATTCTCTGGGATGAGTAGAACTGAACTCCGGTTGTGGTCCATGGAGACCATTCCATCTTCTTGTAGAATGGGTAGTCTACCATGAAGTCGTTGTACTTGATGAATCTTCGATATGCGTCATGCGGTCCAGTTGCTGCATGACCTTCAACTCGAATCGCATCAATTGCAGATTGAATTGTAGGCTTCGGAGTCTTGAACCACGCATCGTCATCGAGTAGAGCGTATACTGGATACGTGTTTCTACATTCGTATGCGAATCGATGAAGTTCATATGCAAATTGACCTTGAGAGGTTCCATCTGTATCGGCTCTGAAGTCGAGCATACTGACGTCCTTGTGGTAAATCACAGTAGGGACTCCCATTAGATCTTCATCAAGAGAGTTTCCAGAACTGACTCCATGATACGCAATCACCAAGTCCGCATTTCGATCAGGTGAGTACCAGTACGGATCGTTGACAGTCCGAAGAAAGTTCCTATGTGGGGGACGATTAATCCATCGTCCCACAATAATCATGGCCTTACTCAAATACCCATGCCTCCTGTGCATTTGATGACCGTGCCAGTTAGGTACTCTGGACCGTTCTCGATCAGGAACATATAGATCCTGACAAGTTCGTCATGGGTCATATTTCGTCCGAGAGGACTCTGGCGATTGTACTTGTGAGCTTCTTCAGGAGTCATGCCTCGCATTCGAACGAGATCATTCTCAACCTGTTGCTGCATCGCAGTATTCTCAATGCCTCCAGGAGCAACACAGTAGACCGACAACGGATACCGACCTGCAGCTTCCTTCGCGAGAGTTCGAGTCATCGATTCGATCCCGGATTTAGAGATGCAGTATGGAATCGATCCTCGAAGTCCGATAGTAGCTCCCATCGAACTTGTATTGATGATTGCCTTAGCACTCTTGTACGGATTCATTCGAGTCTCTACAGGAAAGTTATCTCTGATAAATTCCTGACACAGCATGAATGGTACATCGAGATTGACTTTCATCACATCTTGATATTTGAAGATATCGTACTCTTCAATCCAATCACAATGTGCCATTCCTGCATTGTTGATCAGAATGTCGACTCCGCCCATTGATTCACGAGCCGCAGTGTATAGTTTAGCGTAGTCCTTAGCACTATACCACATAGGAGAGAGGAAGTCAACTTCGAGACTAGGTCCTCCGAGCCCAACTCCGTAGACTATGTGGCCTTTCAGAGTCAGTTCTGCGAATAAGCTGGCTCCGAATCCAGAAGAGGCACCAGTCATTAGGATCTTAGCCATGGCGAGGATCCGTCTCCTTCGCAATCTTGAGATAGTTGTGAGCGTCGACATAGTTGTCTTCGCTGAATTCAAATGGAACGCACGCTCTCGACGCTTTGATCCCAACCATGAACTGAGCAACTACATGCCCAGGAATCTCTGGTAGTTCTTGCTGATAGTGTGCTTCGAGAAGTCCTCGAAGAATGTGTCCTGCAGATCTCATTGAGATCTTGAATGATCCGTACTTACTAGATCTGTCAGACATGACAGGATCATTCAGTACGACATGCTTTTCATTGACGTCGAGACGATCGAGATGAGACGAAGATGTCTCAGGTCGATCAATGCTTTCGAATGGGTGACTCATTTCCTAAATTGTCCATTGTAAGTTGTACGGCCTCGTTGACGAGGACGCGAATGAAGTCGTATTCAGGACCACCGAACTTTGTGACGTATTTCATCATAGTTGCATGGTGCTGAAGCATCGTGGTATTGGAACAGCTGAGTTCCTGAAGCATGTATGAGAGAACCGACAGATAGTCACAGAACGAAACAATCCGTCCTTCATATGACTTATCTTTTGAATGAGACCAATCATCAGTGATTTCCGCTGATACTCCCGTAAGTAGTTTCAATCCGATAGTCATCTCATACATCTCATTATGTGCCGCCTTATCAATGGCTTCACTTACTTCTGTAGATGAATGCTTGAACATTCGATTGATATCTCCAGTTCGTGCCTCTTCAAGATCATGAGATATCGCAAATCGTAGAAGCTTCTCCATGTTGATGGTCCCGATTGGAGATCCGACACCTACTCGAGACGGGATTAACTGCTCACATCGAATTAGATGAGCTTCTTCATTCAATGTCAGTCCGATCAGATACGCATACAGACTGACATAGTACATATGCTCGGCGACTGTCTCCTTGTGGAGAACCATCACTGAAGAGTACCGATCGATGTATCTCAATCGGCTCAAGTCTCCAGTGATGATATTCTTCACAAGATTCATCAGACTACTCCATCTCCACCGAAGATGCTGGCTGGAATGAACTCGTGCAAGTATTCATGGTCCAAGATGTCGACTCCGATGTCGCACGCATTCACTAGAGTTTCAAGCTTATCGAATCCGATAGCGAGGAACTCACATGAATGAGACAGCATCAAATTCAGTCTTTTCGGAGTCTCGTCTGGATGGAATCCGATGATTGGAATTTCATTCGCAGACGCATATCCCATTTCGAAGACTGTACCACTGTCTGGAAGTTCGATCAGAGTATCTACCAATGTCTCATACTGAGTATCTCCGACATGACTTCCATCTGGTAGATTGGTAATGGCCAATGCCTTACCTTCTGGCATCGGGTAGTTGAGGACTGCGAGTACGTGAGTACACCATGCAAGTCCAGTCAAGTTCGATTCGAAGACAGAAGTCCAGTTGTGGAAGTCTCTCTTCTCTTCAGCACTCAGTTTATCACTCCCAGAGTGAAGTCTTGGAGAATAGTACTCGATGTCAAGTCCATCGAATAGTTTCTCAATCCGTTCCAAATTCTCTACTTGTTTCTTATTAAATAGAGGTCCTGCAATATATACCTTCATGTTAATTCCTTAGGTCGACTCTCTGGGGATGAGTATCCGCCAGAGAGTCGTGAGCGATTAGCTGACGCCGACGATCTGAGTTGGGAAGATGTTGAATGTCTTTCGATCTCGCTTGACAACAACGATACCTTCTTCTGACTTGACTTCAACAACTGCCGCCTTGAGGATTGTCTCTGTGTCTTCATCCTTGTACTCGACAGTCATTCCTGGCTTCAGAGTAACTGTGCCAGGCTCTCTCGGACTGCTTCCGTCTGCGAATGGATCGTATCCTTCGTCGACCATCTTATCGATGAACGTATTCTGGAAGTCCTTCTTCGTCTTGAGTCGTGCTTCCACAGTAGGAGCACTGTTCTGCAGGAGCTGAAGATTCTCCTCGAGATTCGAAGGATTGATGCCTTCGACATTGAGTCCGAATTTCTTGAGTTTCAAGCAGAGATAGTAGAACGAGTTCTCCTTATCGAGGCCGTCGTAGTCGAATTTCTTCTTACCGATCCAGTCTGTGTCTGCACAGTCCTTGATCTCCCATACCCACTTGACCTGAGGTCGACCTGAATTCTGAGAGAATCCAACTTCAACTTCTTCCAGCTGAAGTACGTACTTACCGTCTGGTGGATTCTTGAATTCTCCTTTCTCAGGAGCTTCTGCAGCCTGTTTAGCTGCTTCAGCGAATTGCTCTTGCTGGCTCTCAAGCCAAGCTTTAACTGATTGTTCTGACATGTCTTTATAGTTTCCTAGTAGTAGTGTTCAGTAATTGCTTACTTTTTAGAGATAAATTTCGGCTTCGTCTGCTTCTCACGAATTCCTGTCAGCTCACCTTCAAGATTGAATGCTTCAGCCTGACGGTTGTTGAAGGCTCGTGTGAAGTTGGTGTATGCCATGGCTTCATCAGACCCCATCGGAATGGAGTGGACTCGAAGACTACTAATCTCTTGTCCAATCGCATCCAATTCTGCTTCGCTAGCTCCTTCGTCGATCATCTTGTTACGCTTGGCGACGAGTTCGTCACTCTTCTCCAAGCCTCCTTCGATCCAGAAGTTTCTAGACATTCGATGTCCACTCTCGAGTGAATCGCTTCCTCGAATAGTTAGGAATCGTTCCTGGCCGTAGTATCCGTAGTAGGCAATAATGTCTGCCAGTCCGACAATAAACTTGTAAGCTCTCTTGCTCACAGAAGGAATCGTCTTTTGATACTTCTTGCCAGTAAGTGATTCAAATTCTTTGTCGTCAGCGTGCGAAATGAATGTGACACCACGTCCAGACTTCAGAAGTCGATTGACTTCTTTCTTGAAGTTAGCATCGATATTTGCGTATACCGATCCGTAGTTTCCTTCACTTGGATGACTAACTCCATCCTTCTTACACGTGTAGGTAGTACACATTTCGTAAGCGATGTCTGACGTGTCGATGACGACATGCTTGAAGTTAGTGGCTCCAAGCAGTTCGTCAACCACCTTCATGAAATGACTCCAGTCAGTGACTGCGATCTGATAGAGCGAGAGACCGCTACCACCAGGTTCAAACATCAAGAACAGAGTATCTGGGTAGTGACTGAGGAGACTCGTCTTACCGATCTTCCTTTCGCCATACAGTAGAATCGTTGCACCAGTCAGATCTTCTGCCGGCACTGACTTAGCCTTAGGGATAAGGCTCAAATTAGTACTTGGAATGTTCATTCAATTACCTTTAGTTCGTCGAACAGCGAATCCTTCTGCTTGTACCTATCATCATTCCCGCTTGAACATAGTGTAAGGTATGGACAGCTTCCGTATGCAGTGGTACAACTTCCGGAGTTTCTGAAGTGCGGACCTCCTTGAGTCCACATATCAATTTCATCCATCATTGCAGTGAATTCAACCATCCAATTTCGATAGTCGGACTCACTGTATCTGATAGGAATTCGTTTGAAGTAGTGATCGGTATCTCCTTGAATGTGATCCTCTAGCGTCTTCCTGAATTCAAGAATAGTCTGCTTAGCTTTAGGCTTCATTCGAGGACGCCGAACTACGTTATAGATGGCTCCAAGGCACGGCATCTGGTAGTCTTGTCGAATTGCATGACTATAGATTCCAAGTTGGAGATCAAGAATGACAGTGTCGACCAGAGTTCCAGTATCAATGGTTCCCTTAGTCTTAGTCTCAAATAGATACACACCAGGAACTCCTCGAGAATCTCCAGAGTATTCTCCATCTCTCTTACCTCTGAGTCGAGTAGTTCTTCCAGATGAGAATGTCCATGGAATGTCGAAGACAGTTTCAAGTCCAAGCCACTTCATCGAAGTGAAATCTGACTTGTAGTGGTGAATGTATTCGATAGTGAGAACTTCAGAAGACGTATACAGTCTCTGTACGTCGTTATAGTCGTCGAGACCTTTAGGGCAACTCTTGTACTCTTCGACATACGTATCCCATAGACGTGTATATCTTGCTCGGATATACTTCTCAATCTCATCTGGATCTGTAGAGATCTTTCCATTCTTGCATGCAATGTAGATATGTTCGAGATTGTCATGGAAGATACTCCCGAAATCCATCTTAGCGTTCTTACTGCTAGACGAAAGGTATATCGCATCGACATTCGAGTATTTGAATTTCTGCTTGCATGCAAGAAACTGCTTGATCATCGAGTAGGTAATTCCATCTCGATATAAATCCCAAATAGGTTCAGTAGACATGTTTCTCCTTTACGGGATTTATGAACTTTCCGTGAGCATGCATTCCAATCCCGATCGCATCCCACGAGTGACTCTGTGGATTGATCTCCGTCAGTATAGCTGGATCAATTCGTCTCTGTAACGCCTTGATCACTGCTTCCTTAGGCATCTGACCTTTCCAATCATTTACCTCCCACGGATAGTACAGAGCTCCATTCTGCCAAGACTGCGATGCAAAGACTCCAACAATGAATGTCAGCTTCTGCAAGTCTCCACTAGCAGCAGTACTATGACCTCCAGCACTACCAAAGAACTGAGGAAACTCAGAGTCAACTCGAATGATCTTATACATTGAGAAGATCTTTTCAAAGTCATCGAATAACTGTCTTGAGATTCCAAGCCAAGAATTACTACCGCCTTCAGGCATCAGATTGAATGAGTCAATCAGTGCAACTTCAGTAGCAGACTTTGCATCTGGATGCTGCACCTGGTACTCCCAGATCGCAATTCCAGTTCCTCGGACTCCAGGGTCAACAGACATCGCGCAAAGACTTCCATCGTATAGTACTGGATTGACTGAATTCTTCTTGACAATCATCAATACCACCTATGTCGCTTCCAGAATGACCATGCATTCTCTGGGGATGAATATCGAGACTTGATGTACTTGAGAGCCATCATCGTCTGGATCTTGATGTCTGGAATTCCGTAGGACTTGCCGTACCCATGATTACGATAGGTACTTTCCAAGCACTGATAGAGTCCGAATGCAGATGAGCATCCCTTTCTCTTGTACGGCTTCCCACCATTGTAGAGCCAAGGTCTGAAATCAGACTCGGCATCTACGAGATTCACCATCGCGGTGAGTTGAGCGGATGTCATATTCATATCCTCTTCCTTAAGGATCTTCTTGAGTTCCACTCTGTATGACGATCTATCCAGTGCTTGTGGATACTTATACACGTAGTCGCTACGTACTGGATTCGTCATGGCTGTAAGCGCAATAATTGTTGCTATCATTATTTATGTTCTCCGTCTGGACGCTTGAACTTCGCAACCCACTGATCGAATGAAGTTGTGAATATTCGAGCATCAAATGTCTTGTCCTGAAGCTTAGGAATTGTTTCCTCTTCAATGGATCCTTTGGTCATGAAATCTACATAGTAGAGAGGTTCGTTCTTTTGAATATTAAGTGTTCGATCCTCGCTTTGAATTCGATCCTCTCCAGACGGTTCGTTGGAATAGTAAATTGTCACGTCTGCAGTAGAACAGTCAATCCCATACTTGGCCACCTTCTCAGTAGCTGTAATCACCTGGATTTTACGACTACGGAATGCCTTGATTATCGAATGCCTCTCCTCGACACTGACTCCTCCAGACATGGTTCCATAATTAATTCCTCGTTCCTCAAGAAGAGAATTGAAGTAGTCAAGTTCTGCTCTAAACTTGAACCACACAACGCATTGATCTCCTTCAGTCTCTTCGATATAATCGATAACTGCATTCGCTTTGGCATTAGATATCAGCTTACCGTCTGGAGTAAATCCTCCAGCAATTCGAAGTAGCCAGGCATGCTTGACAGGTGCGTACGTAGTTTCCATCCACTCTCCAGACGCTGTCTGATACGCGAATGTATCAATTATCTGCTGCTGCAATTCAATCTGAGCATCATTCATCGGCACAGATCTGGTAGAGTAGATCTTATCCTTATATCTTCCAGCATCTTGACGACTCATAACGAAAGCACGAGCATGGGTGTACTTCTTGATTTCGTTTCGATATTCGTACTTAAGTACCCAGTTGTATCGATCTTTCTCGAAGAACTTATTGCGGAACTTCCAGAATGAACTACATCCGAGAACTTCGCCGTCAAGGAACTTGAACTGCTGAAAGACATTCAGATCATTCTCAGGACGTATCGATCCTGTCATGATACATCTATGCTTAGCCTTTCTGAATCCATCTGTAATTAACTTTGAAATTCCAGACTGAGGATTCTTTAAGAACGTTGATTCATCACAGACTACCAAATTCCATTCGAGATTCGTAATCCAAGGACTCTTCGCTATAGACTGCGGAGTCATCAAAACCCACACACGTCCTACCTTACCCATCTCGAATGCAGTTGCAACTAGAAGTTCACGAGTATCGCATCCCTTACCTTTCAGCATTAGATACTGCTCGTTCTCGTATCCCAACTCGTCTTGCCATGCAGTAAGTGGAGTTGTTGGAGCGATCACTAGCATCGGACCAGTCTCATACCTCTGCATACTTCGAATGCCAACTAGAGTCTTACCTAGTCGCATCTCCATCAGAAGTGCTGGATGAGTTACCGAAGAGGCATAGTCTAATGCCAACTGCTGATGCTCGAATAACTCTCTCAACGTATCTCCAGGATATTGCGAAATGCGGACAAGAGATCCTTCAACACTACAAACTGACGATTGGGTGGAAGTGTCTTTGTGACTTCAGTGATGCAATGGTACAGTCTCCAAGCATTCTTATCTGGAAGGCATTCATGCTTTCGATTCCATACCTCCCAGATGCTTGCACCGATCTCAGGCTTAAACTCTCCGTACGAAACAAGCATCATAATCATGTATGCCGCTTCGTAGTCAGAGACGATGAAAGTCTTGTATCGTTCCATCTTAGACACGATCTCTGGGGATAAGTGAACGAACTCTGCGATCCCATCATCGATCATGTCTTCGAGAACTGAGTTCCTGGTATGCTTCTTATTCAGAGCAATCTCATGAGTCATGAAGCAACTTCCAGTCTTGATCAGTCGGAGACCTACCAAGTACCCAAGAGTGTATCTTCCATCGTTAGAATGTCTCAAAGCCACTGAGAATGAGCACTCTTTAGTCCATCCCAATTCCTTCTCAGGAACGTCAAGTCGATGCAGTACTTCGGTAGGCTTGAAATCCACACACCCGTACAGCAAGTCTCCTTTATTTTTGACATACCACTGAGTTTCAGTCGGAATCAGATCGGCGTCTCTTGACCGCTCCAAGAATGTATCTGCAAGGACTCCATGCTGGATTCCTTTCCAGTTATCTGATCGATTCTCGTCCGTTGTAATTGGAATCTTTCTCAATTCCTCAATTGTCGACCTTTTATTTGGATGAATTGTTATCAAAGTTAATGCTCTCCATGCTGGCGTGGAACTTATTCAGTCCCATTGACGATCGAAGTTTGACTCCATGGATCACAAGTCTGCAAGTCACAATTCCATTCTTCACATGCAGAACTGTGTACTGTCCAGGAGTGCCTCCTTTGCGCATCCAAGTACTACCTACTCTAGGAGTTTGCGACACTAGAATTTACCTCGAATATGATTAGCTAGGAACCAGACACATACTATGATTATAATTATCAGTAGTAGATCTGCGAAATGGAATCTAAAATGAATCACTTGACCTTACCTCGAAATACTGGATCGTAATCCATTCGACATACCCATTCAAACGCAGTGCGCTTGCTTGTGAATGAGTCCCGCTTCGCTTTGTACATTGAATGATGCCTCTCTCCTTCAATGTAGATTCGTCCGACTGGTATATTTCCTCCAGTAACTGGATGCGGTCGAACCACTACATGCTCTGCAGGTCTTGTAGGTGTTGGACTAGGTAGCGCACTGTACTCTACTCCATTGTGCTTGAGAGTCATTATCTTCTCAACAACTCGGAATCCTCCTCTGGGAGGATAGAGTGTCTTGCCGACAAAGTCTTGCGTTTTGATCAGTTCATCTTCCATGATTACCCCATCTAAAGAACTTCGATGCGTCCGCACCTCTACCATTACAGATTCTACACATCACATGAGATTTCTTATCGATGTTCTTGCGTGCTCTCTGCTTGGCTGTGGCTTCGAGATCAGCTCCAGTACCGACGCATTCTGGACACTGCTTGTCTGGAAGTTCGATACGACTAATACCGAGTTTAGCTGCAAGTTTCACTTTACCGTCGTACTGCACTTTAGCAATCTCTGCATCTATTGCAGCCATGTCGATCTGTATATTCTTATCGTTCATGGGTCCACCTGACTGTCAATTTCTACTCCGCAGTGCTGGCATCGAAACCACGTGATGCAAGATCCTAAAGGAGTATGAATATGTCCGATGGAGATGAATGAGTGGCCGAGAAGCCGGCACATCTTTCGACGTAATGTCCTAGGTAATTTCTTCACTTATCCATCTCCATTCTGATTATCGCTGCGAATTTCTTAAACTTCTCAGCAAGGATTCGCTTACACTCGGCATTCTTCTCGTTGCCTTTGAGCTCTGCACGCTTAGCTTGCTTCTCAGCTACTGTCTGCCTGAGTTCGAAGTAGGTTAGAATCTCGTTCATAGCTTGTACCCTTGAGACTTCATCCACTCAGTTATAGCATTCAGTGCATCCTTCATAGTTCTCTGGGTATCAAGAGATACACATAGGCATACTGCCTCTACTTCTGGACTGTAATCCATCATCGTAACATGGAATCCGATCTCGACATTGCCTGCGATTACTTCTTCGTGGTTCTTGTTGAAATGGACAATCTCTCCGTACTTATGATCTCCAATCTTCAAGTCCCACGCAGAAGTATCTTGGAATCTGTAGGCCAGGACTCTCTTAAGTCCTCTTCTACGATCTCTGACTGATTTATTAATTGCCATCAATCATCTCCTGCCCGTTGCATTCTTCAGATCCGATATTAATCTGTCGACCCACAAGATGGAATGCCGGCACTTGGTGATTAATAATCACTGTCGCTATCAGATGCATGTCTGACGGGAATGATTGCCCTGTCCGAACTACCATGCATTTAAGATCTTCTCCTCCAGATTTCATGTCGTATATCACTACACAGTTGTCTAGAGCACTCGGACTCATAGACACATAATTACTGCATGTGAATGTCTGTCCTACTTGGAATCTGAATGCGTGAATGGAATTCATATTATCTACTTGCTTGTCGAGCTCCTTAGATCCTTCCATTAGCGATACTGCCCTATTCCATAGATTCAAGGCTTGCCATGAGCGAGCAGCTTTATCTCCTTGGAATCCACAGTCCATGCACTTGATTGAATGCTGCATTGTTGCGAACATCCCAACTGGTGGATGATCTACTATCTTCAATACAGATCCTTCACCACACATCGGACAAGGCTGAGCGAGAATTCGATCACTGCCCAAAGCTACTACCTCCACTGAGTGATATTAGCTTGTGTGCTTCGTAATCCTTGAGCCACTTGTACTTGTCATAAATCTCCTTGGCATCGTACATACATTCATGGACCTTGACAGAGTTTCCAAACGCCTTCTGAAATTCGCCATTGCATCCAAGGATCTGTCGATATGATCGAATGCAGTTGATGTACTTCGGATAGTTCGATGGGAGATCAAGCATCCGACCAAAGAGCTGACAAAACGCAACCCAGTCGTACGATGGATGATCTCCCCAGAACTCAATGTTCTGATCAGCACCGATGAACTTTACGATGCCAGCCTTGATTTCAGTTCGAGTCATCCACTCAGAGCTGAAACTACTGGGAAGATGAGCAAGTACGTTCTCGTACATCCACTGATCCTTCTTGATCGTGTCGTAGTCTGCATCCTTAGATGCAGCACTGAATGACTTCCCATCTTCACGATAGATGCCGATTGAAATCAGATCGATCTTAGATCCAGTATCATGAAACTCACAGTCAATCGTATGGATCATTAGAAGTCTGAACCTCCATTGAAGTTCTGTCCTCGACCTTTCGGCTTCGGATATACTGGCGGTGGGATCTGATTCGGGATCTTTAGACGATTGGCGTATGGACGAGATTTAGGTCCACCGTGCGCCCATGTGAGAGTGCCGATGTCAGGAATGTCGAGCTGAATGTCCTTAGATACTTCTCGGAAGAATGCCGCCGCTTTAGCTCCAAGAACGTGGCACGATCGCTTGTAGTCTTCATGCCGAAGCTCGTCATTCAATCCTGAAGGACCCCATCCATCCCCAGCTTCACGATCTTCTACCCAGTCTTGACTCTTCCATTCTCTAGCAGCTTGATCACGTACAATTCCTCCGAACTTATGATCACCGACGTACAGATAGATGTGATTGTAAGTCACCTCCCAACGACATTTGATGATGAACTTAATCATCAGATTTCAGCTCCTTGACTGGATGATGGTTGAGCATCGGCTGAATTCCTTGAGTCGCAAGCATCAGTCCAATTAATGCCATTCTAGGAGTAGAGATGACTGCACTTCTCTTTGCCATTGCAACTTGCTCCTTAGACGGCATTAAGTGTTCTGGAACTTCCGCAGTTGGAGGAGCTTCGTCAGGCATTCGAAACTTAGGTACTCGATCAATTGCAACTGTACCTCGACCATTACAAGTTCCACACTTGAATGTATCCATCAGGATATGGACTTCCCCACTACCTCCGCAGTTATGGCATGTGTCAATGCACTTACTGCAGAGATCACGATTAGATCCAATCCACTTCTCTGGGGAAGTAGTGCCGCAGACTCGGCATTTATTAGCCTTTGCCATCAGGCACCTCAACAACTGGTTCGAGCTTGTCGTTCTTGTCGAAGATTCGATTGATGTTCTCTGCGATAAAGATCACTTCGCCAGGAGCGCATTCGTGACCTTCCATCCAGAAGTTCTTAGGATTTCGTTTGGATCGGGTGATCTGAATTCCCTTCTTTCGAATGATCTTGATGGCTTCTCCGATTCGAGTCTGCTTCATAGCTGTGCACTTCCGAGGTCGACGAGAGTAGCTTCAGCTGGCGAAGGACTCTTGAATTCGACGGTCTTCCAGATTGGAAGCTTAGTCTCGAAATCAATTCCGACGATGTCTCTGTAGACGGCAGTACCGTCACTGTAGAGAGTGACCTTTCGAGTAGCTGACAGTTCAGTCTCGAACAGGATTGTGGCTGGTTCGTCAGCTCCGAGCTTGCATTCGTCTTCGAGCTCTCGAATGACGTCTGAAAGTCTTCGACCTTCGATGTTAGGTCTTGATCCGTGGATCAGATCATCGAGTCGTCGAACAAAGTCGTCATTGCTTAGAGTCGAATGAGTCTTGACTGGCTCTTCGATAGCGGCCTCTGAAATAACCATTCCGCCTTCCATCCAGACTCGTTCGTCTCCAGGATATCCACGTTCCATGGCCTCTTCGTAGTCTTCTTGGAGATCATCGTGATTTACGTATCTTGATCCATCGGAATGAATTCCATTTGAATTCTGGGCATAGAACTCCTCGGCTTGTTTCTCGATGTATGGCTGACAAGTCAGAACTCCAAGCTGAGTAAGCTTGAAGGCTTCTGTATTGTTGTGAGCCCACATCAGGTAGTTGGCATCCTTCTTCATCAGATCTGAGATATACCATCCGGTATACTTTCCGAAGATGAACTTGATAGGAGACCCAAGTCTGAGTGACGATTGGATTGCTTCCTGCTCTTCAGGACTGCAATTTCGGGCATTAGGTAGCTTTTTGCTCATTAGTTTATGACCTCAATGAATGTCATTTTCGATTGTCGCATTACACGACTCAGATGTAAAGCTCTTGTATGTCGATATCCCCATCGACGTCGTTCCATTCGATTGACTGCGACATTGAATTTCTTCGCGTAGTCATCTCCTTTGTTCTTTCGATTAACGTATCTTCTAACGTCCATGGTGGTAGGGTGCATTTCGAATGGCCTCCTGATCTTCGATTGGAAAGACTTCCCACTGGTAAGGAATATCGTTAGACTCTGACCACATCTCATTCTTATATCCTCGACGGATAAGTTCTGAACGATGGGATGCGTGGTACTTGAATGATCCAAACCATGGCGGAAGTAGAATTGTGCTTCGACATGAATTGTCAAATTTAAGAATTAATTCCAAAGACTGGAATGGACGATCGTGTCCGGAAAGCTTCGAGTTGAGAAGACTTAAAGTGGCATCTTGAGATCGTGGATACGCACTGAATGGTGGAAGCTGTTCAACCTTCACTGTATTGAATAATTGGTACAGTGCGTGAGATCTAATCATCATCGCAGGAGCACAGCTATCTTTGAATCCTCTACGTCGGTATTCGATGCAACATGCAAGTCCGTAATACGCAAGGAAATCAATGTGCTGAAACCAAGCACTTACATGAGGAGTACTGTTCTTGAATAGACTTCTGCAGTCATCGATAATTTTCAAGACTTTGAATCGCATCTGGCACAAGTCTTCAGTACTCAGTGCTGCGACAGATTCCTGCACATTTGCGTACGGAAAAAGGATCATTAAATCTTTCGATCTCAATTCCAATACGTCGCTTAAACTTCCAGTAGTTTCCATCTCGTTCCCTTAGGCGCTTTTGCGGACAGCGCTCCCCCACAACCTTATTATGGCCGATGTCGGCCCCAAAAAGCGCGGGTTAGGCTAAAAAACTTTCCCTTTTTTACGGCCCCTGGCAGCCCCATACACGCGTTCGCTCCCCCTTTGGGGCCCGGTCCCCGAGCCCTGTCCTGGAACCGGCTCTACGGGCCCTAGAGCCGGCAAAACGGGCCCAATATCGGGAAGGCTCTACCGCGCGTATAGTATAGTAAGTATACCGAGGTTCCGATGAATTCTGATAAATGTGCATCTCTGGGAAGAGATCGGAAGTTGCATCGAGTCTGTACTTCGACTTTCGTAGCTTACCAATTAAAACGGAATGTCAGCCCCCCCCCCGGCAGGCCTTCTACCCTTATACACTATACTATACTAAATCAATATATGTCACGTATAAGTGTTATTAAGAGTCACTAATCATAGATCAGTGACTCTTTGGCTGTCCGGCTGGACCGTTTAGCCCGGGCCCGGGGGACCCCGACTTTCCGTTTTAATTCGAAGACGAGTCGAAAGGTGTGATTTTCAAGAAGATTTTCCCTATATCACACTTACGAGCTGCAGACTGCAGAATCGTACGCATCGCCTCGACTAAACTTCCCTGTCTTCCAATTGCTTGTCCTGCAGATTCTGATGGGAGTGTGACATAGTATGTTCTGTCATTCGTCCCACTCTCCTGCAGTGTGATTGTGATCGGTACGTTGTCATCAACTACTCCGCAGATCATCGATCGAATGAGTGATTCAATCGCGTCTGCAGTCATAGATGTTTCCTTAGCTCTTTCATGTCGAGACTTGCACAGTAGGGCTTGCCGCGATCATGATCTGAATGCTGCGTGATGACTGGAATGATCTTTCCTGTCATCGGATGCCGGAATGTACCATGTGGGTCGAGTCCGTACTGCTTACAGTTCGCCTTGATCCAATGGACCAGAGCTTCGAACTGTCGCTGCGTCAGATACGGACGAGTAGTGATACTGTCGTCAGCTGGCTTTGCCCCAGGAGGTACATGTTTTGTATCAGGATTACCGATACAGCACACACCAATTGAGACGCTATTCATGCCACCTGCGAGGCAGTGTGCGCCGATCATTGATTCAGGACGACCTGGCTGGATATGACCATCGAGCTTCGGATCGTACTGAGCCTTGTATGTACGAACACCATTAAGGATTACTCCATGATATCCGATCTGAGACCATCCTCTGTCTCTATGCCACTGATTGATAGCGTCTGCATCTCCCCAATCAGACGCAGACACATGACAAACGATTCCTAGAACTCTTAGAGCCATTTGTCTGCCCACTCCTCTGGATATGCAGTTGGAGTGCCGTCGCTAACTCCAAGAATATGCTGGTAGTCTGCATTGAGCTCATTCCTTTTTGCCCAGATGCGAGTCATTTCTCTTTCGACCTTTGTAGGATCTCCGATGACATTACCACCCATGATACTATCCATTCGATGCTCCCACATCTTGACCAGTCCGATCGTCTCAGCGATGAACAGTCCAGCCTTGTCAGAGTGAGCTTCCAAATCGAGTCCAACAGATCCCTGATTATCGACTCCCAGAGAATATCCTGATACCAGTACAAGCTCTGTAAGCTTTTCGATAATCGCTGGCATGAATCCTTCGACGCGTCGTCGGTCATTGTCAGCTACATTTCTTAGTCGGTCGAATTCGCCACTAACGTCGAATCCGTGAAGTGCTCGCTCAATTCCCAACGGGACTTTAGCGACTGAATTGAGTAGGTTACTGAGGTTTGCCATCTGTTAGATCCTTGATCACTTCGACTGCAGTGTCGTACGTAGGACGTAGAGCAGTTGCACTTGAGTGAATTCCCATAGCAATTGTAGTGATTGCGACCCACGAAGATACGTAGTCGAATAACTCGGACAGACTGAACGAATGGGAGACTCCCCATACGACAGTGAGGGCGGCAGCGATAAGCATTGCAATCAAAGGACTGTACTGCTTAGGTGGATTGAATTGCTTCACAATCTGAGTTAGCGAAGTCGCAACAACTCCCATTGTGACAATGGTTTCTGGACTCATCATTATTTACCTCTGAGGGATACTCCGAATCAAATTGGATAGCTCACTTACATGAACACTTGTCATCACATCGATATGACGATCGCCTGGAATTGTATCGGTGTCATTCCACTTAATCACTAGATAGTAATAGCGATACTTAGTTCGATGCACTTCCATAAATCTTGCACGCACAACCCCTTCTTCAGTATAGAATTTCTTTAGAAATCCATCTTCCATATTCTCTGGGGATGAGTCATATGGAACTCCTGAGGCTACTTGTCGAAGCATCTTAATGTGGGCTCCGTCAATCAGGAAGTTCTGGAATGAAGATTTGACTTCTTCCAGGTCTACGTCTTTCACTTCGAATAGTGCTGTAGCGTATATTGGAGTTATTGCCTGTGGAACTCCTCCACCATTAGATGTATACATAAGAAGTACTCTCGAACATTGCATGTTCTGATGTGTCTCATTAAGGATATCGAGGATACGTGCCGCATCATCCATATACTTAATATACTGCTTCCACTGAGTGCGTTTGAGGTATGATTCGTAGGTCTTCCATACCGCGGTGCCGAGACCTCCACTCCCTACGAGAGCGAGGATTACTGCTGTCCAGTCTGCTTGTGATGCCATTATTCTATTCCCATGAAAAGTCAACTGACCCGTTACAGTACCCAGTCCCTGCTAGGGACGCACTGTATTCCATGAACACTACAAGTTTAGCAATGTCGATTAAGAAATTGCCTCCAGTATAGTTGAAGGTACCATCCACATAAGACAGCACACTATAGTCAGGTTCCAGACCACTATGTGATCGGTTCCAGTACTTTGGACCATTCGCTACGATCTCAATTCCGAACGTGTCAGAATTCATCTGAGCGACAGTCAGTAGTGAAGTCATGAATTTCCAGGATGCAGAGCCAGACCATTCATCAGCAAATGTAGGCCATAGCTCATTCATCCCTAGAAATTGCAATCCTTCAGATCCTACTCTAGCTCCCGCATGAGTAAGATAAACCTCGAAGTTACTTGCTTTTCGTTCCACGTCGCCAGGACCATCTGGATCCATAGACACGACACCTGGAAACTTACCTCGGAGCATAACTGCAAATCCTTTAACCACGGCATCTGAGGGAAGATCTGCAGAAGCGTTTGTAAGTCGCAAGTAGTTAGTTGATAGTGAATTAGCATTAGAAATCGAAGCATACGGACTTCCCTGGGATAGAGCATTACTTGGATTGCTCCATCCTCCTGCTTGGGATGCCGATGTGAATTCTAATACTTGATAATGCATTTAATCCTGCTTAACAGTGATTCGTTCGAGAACGCTGATCGCTCGAGTGAATTCCACAGTCTGCGCAATTGAATTGCCTTTCTCAGTGGAAGGATTGAATTGGATTGTGCTCGTGGCTAGCGTTCTAAGCACGACATTAATCGCCATAGCAACGTCAGCATCTACTTCGTGGGTTGGTGGTATTGGGTTCATTCTAGTACGTCCGTAGCGGTCGCAAGATCTGCATCCAGGGCTTTAACCTTAGCGTATGCGAGACCTTTAATTGTCAACATGTCAGTCAAATTTTGTCCTGAAAGCTCAATACGCTTACTGTGAATTGGAGCATAGTTATCGAGGTAGGCGGTTCGAGATCCGTAAAGACTCATCTCGATATATCCCATAGGCTTATCGGAGGTAGTCTCGACCATTATTCGAGTTATCCTCCAATAATCTCCTGAAGCTCCATTATACTCAAGTCGTGTATACTTTTTAAGTGCCATCTTATGCCTCTGTAATTGCGAGTTCGATATGCCATCCGGATATTCCTGTCCCTAGACTTGTGTAATCTACCCATATCTTGTCTCCAGATGTAACTGTCGTAGTCGCAAACGTTCCTGTAAATGCCGCAGATCTCGAAGCACTCCCAACTGCGAGATCAGAAGTCATCAGATTAGTTCCGGAGAGTGCTCCAGTTCCTGTGTACTTCTTAATATTGATCGCTCCCGCAACTGATCCAGGATTCCGAACATAGACTCGAATTGCCTTGACATTATAAGTCTTCGATGTAGTTCCATCGTCCGCATAAGGAATCGTTAGATACTCCTCAACTGCTTCCCCAGAAGCCGCAGGATCATAAGTCCATGTGAGTGACTTACCCTTATTGATGACAATCGATGCAGTGATCTGATCCGATACAAAGTTAGTACCATTACCTATGAGGGCGTATCCAGACGGAGCTCCACCATAGTATCGATACCCAGTTGCAGTATTGTAGTATGAATTAGTGAAGACTTCTCCAGCACTGTCAACGTAGAAATCTGCAGACGTTCCAACTGAGAACATTCGAGTCGTGTTCGAAATGTTACCAATGTTAACCAGACCACCATTACCTTGGAGACATAGAGGACGAGTGCTCCATGCAATTCCTGGCTGCATCGTCTGAATATATCCAATGTGATGCGTAGAATCGACACCTATGTGAATCGAAACGTCAGCCGACGTCTGGGAAGAGACGCATCGAATCGAGTTCAGTCCTTCTGAATTATACGCGGCATCTCCGATGACTGACAGATAGTTCGATCCAATTGGCTGCCCTCCAAAACCTGTAGGTCCTACAGTAAACGCAAAGAAACTTGCTTCAAAAAACATTCCTTTATACGCTACACCAGGATGCAGACAGGATATAGCAGAATATCCTCCATACGAAGTGAAATAATCTAGGAATAATCCTGGAGAAGTATGAGAACCAACTCCATGAATATGCGACCCTCCATTAAATCGGCCTGTAGAACCAAATAAAACATCGCCATAAAATTGGTGAGGAGTCGAACCATCGTCTGTAGCTCCACCATAAAGATTTCTACCTGCTCTTAAAAGTTCGATTGAAGTTCCAAGAACTGAACCAGCATCAGAGTATCTCTTAATCTGAAGTGAAGATCCAGCATCTCCACCAGACTCTGATCCAGTAGATTTCTTGATACTCCATCGAATAGTCGTAGAAGTCTTGATCTCTAATCCGTGTGTAACTCCAGCAGATTCCTTGGAAATGAAATCCTTAGACGTAACTGATGTAGGAGACACGTCAAGCACTCCAGATGCAATTGCAAGCGATCCTCCAAGAGTCAAATCTTGAGGAGTGCCAGATGTATCTGATCGACCTTTAACAGTGTCTGCTGACATCGATGGAAGATCAGTATTTTCTAGAGATCTGAACGAAGGCTCAGCATCTGATCCAGACGTAGGTCCTGCATAGACTAGACCAGGTGCCTTCGGTCCAACAATCTCATCGACTGTAGTTTCGAGATCAGATGGAGTTCTTGGTCCGATGTAGACATTCTGAGCAGTAACGTCTGCAAGGACCTGTCCAGCACTTACGCACTTGACTTGAATCGTCTCACCTTCATACTCAGATGCAAGTGTCACACGAATTACCGAATCATTCAGAAGTACGACTCGGTCTCCAGTAGCGTGTCCATCGAATGGAGAACTTCTGATTCCTCTAAGTAGTCTTGAGAATCGATACTGGTTAACTCCTAGAAGTGTGACTGTCGAAACTCCAACAATCTCATCTCCAATCTGGAAGATGTTACCTCCGCCAAGTACTTGGAAGTCTCCACCAGAGGTTACATCTCCTCGAACGATGTCGACATCAACTTGCTGAGTGTATCCCCAAGTTCCAGCTCCAGGACCATCTGCAAGCGTGTTAGTAGTTTCACCGATAACTCCAGCACGTCGGAGAGTTCCACCAAGTAGCCAGGTGGTTCCAGCGTCTGGAGAATAGTAGACAGAGGCACCTGTCCATCCTCTAGTTCCACTGCCAGCGACATAGAATCCACAATTCGCATGATCGCTATCTTGTATTGGAGTTCCGGACCAAGCTACGAAGTCGGTCGGAATGATACTCGTCGTTCCATCATCCCCAGATCCGCCATCTCCTCCATCAAGTACCTGATCAACGATTGAAGATTCATCTGGAACGAGAGTAAATCTGAGTTCTCCAGGATCTCCAATTTCCATCTTAGTAATCAAAAGCTGAATAAGATTTCCATCTTCAGTGATTTTGATCACATCTCCTGGGGATAGGTAGATGTACTTAAGTCCGAGAGATATCTTATAGTCTGTATCTTGGACCCATTCGTAGTCGAGCTTAGCTGCACCGACTCGTCGTGCATGGGTTGCAGACCACGAGAATGGGAAATTCAAACTGAGATTGTTAACTACATTCTCGGCGTATCGTTCGTCTCCCTGCGTGACATGCTCGTAGTTCTTATTGATGTCAAAGTACGTGATGTCAACTCGACCAGGGAACGTGACAGGATCCTTGTAGATCCTTCGAATCTTAGGAACTGTAGGATCTGAAGAAGCTCGCATTGCAAGCTCATTCTCTGCAATGGTAACTACTGAAGCACTTCCACGCTTCTTCAGAGTTAGCTTTCCGTCCACTTCAATGATGTCATGGAACGTACCACTACAAAGTGCGCCAAGTATATCTTGCGCAGATACTCGACCGAGCTGTGTAAATCCTGTAACTACTTCATCCGCATCGGTAACATCAATGTCAGAAGCTGTTAGTCCTAATTCTGACGTGATGTCCGAAAAGATGCCAGCGACTGTAACTTCATCAGTTGACCACTTAGCTCGGACAGATCCAAGTCTATTACCGAAATCTGAGAGATCGTGATCTTCGATAACTACAAGTCTCTGACCTCGATACGCAGGAGCGTAGTCTGCACCTTCAACTGCTGAAATCAGAGTATCTGGCATCTGCGTTTCAGATCCAGGATACCATCGAAGTGTAACACTGTTCTCTGATGAATCCTTGTCCCAGACTAGCTTGTCGTCGATCCAAAGCTTTTCGAGCACAGAGTTTCTATCAATGAAATTCCCTTCGGAATCCATGATAGTACCTTGTCCAAATGTAAGCGCATACGAAGCTGTATACCAGATTTTCGTATTATTGACTCTAGGTCCGCCACCAGATCCTCCTCCTTCGTGGGTGGTTTCACTATGCTCGATGAGATGATTTCCATCGGCATCTTCCGCAAACCACACATAGTCTCCAGGGATGATATTCGTGCCCCAAAGTCGAGTAAGTCCAACTCCGTAGTTTGAGCCAGAAAGTCGAAGATCGGTGAGACGACCAGTTTCGACATTGATTCCAGGAGCAGTCAATGCATCGTAAACGCCTCCAAGTGTAGTGCCGATAGACCATCCAAGAGCAGTACCTACTCCTGGAATCGTCGATCCTATAGCAGCACCAACTACACCTAGAACTAGTGTGGCCATTGATTCTCCTTAACTCTATACACTCCGTATATTCTTGAAATCCAACCTTCATCGAGTAGCTGCTCAACTACCCGATATACCGAAGGACTATTATATGCGTGAATAACAGTATTCTTCGAAGTATAGAATCCGCAGTGGTTGTACATCATTCGAGCTCTGAATACGAGAATGTCTCCATCAGTCACGTCTTCGAATGATACTTGATCGCACTGAGAATTTACGTACTCCATCAGAATGTCAAACTGATCATCTAAAGTGTAATCAGTACTATCCTGGACATTAAATCCAAGCTCATTCAATACGCAATAGATGAGTCCTGCGCAGTCAATTCCGATACCTTTGAGTCTACCAGTATGGTACCATGGAGTTCCGATGTACTCTCGAGCACATGCAACTATCTGTTCTCCATTAATCACTGAGAAATCCTCCCAACTTTAACAAGCTTCGAACTTCCTGGGAGATGAGGTTCGCCACGGAAATTGATCGCGTTGTCGAATTTACTCACGCAGTCAGTGAAGAGTCTACTGCATCCTTGTGTGAGTACTGCAGTGTCGCCAACTTCAACTGCAAATGGAAATGCTCGTCTAAGAGAGATCACAGCCTTACCAGAACTAAGAGTGTGCATCTTAACTTCTCTTGAGATGCCTTCGTTATTGCCGCTAGTGAATTCCACAACTCCGTAGTTGAAGTATCCAGAAGCCAGTGCCGTTGATCCAAATTCAAGTTCGACTTCAGAAGTGACAGTCACAACTGCCTTCGTATGAGTTCTTCCTGTCATGTCGACCTTGCACTGATTGTCTCCAAATTTTCGAACTCGACATGTCGCACATGTAACGTCGCCAACTTGAGACTTAAGAAGATGTGAAAGGCTCAGCAGTTCAACAACATAAGATTCCTTATCTACAACAGTGATAGATCCGAATCTTCCTGTGAACGTAACGATTCGACCCATGGAATGATCTTCGTAGTTGAGTCTGAATACTTCAACCTTAGCATCCTTGTACTTACCACCAAGAATGTCTTCAGCAGTCACGTAGTCAGAGTCAATGACACCATCCATGTCTAGGTTATCTACCCCAGAGCCTAGGCTTGCACTTATCGCAGTAGCTCGAACTGAGTTAGCAGAATGATATGTGACACCATCGTAATCGAATGTGTCGATATTGGTAAATCCCATGACCGTACCATCCTCGCGTTCAATCTTAACGCAAGTACAGATAGTCAGTACTTCGGACGCAAAATGCGCTTTTAACTCATTCGATATGACTCTGGACATCAGTATAGAAGCTCCAATAGTTCAATATTGTCGCAATTGAAAATCATCAGTGATTCCCATTGCGCATTAAATTCATCTCCGACGTATCTCACTGGAGTGTCAAACTCACCACTCCATGTAATTTCATCTCCTGGGTGAGAAGTGTTCATCGTAATGATTCCAGTTGTTGTATCGAGACTCCAGTTTCCACTGGATGCCCATGCGACTCCTTCTTTCTTAAGTGTGACACTTCCAGATACAGGCTTGATAATCTTTCGAACTTCTTCTCGAATAGAATCACCGTACGTCTTGATAAGCTGGATTGTAGTACCGCCTCCGTTGACTAGAGGTTCATCAGTAGCCTTGTAGTCTGCCCAATCTTTGTATCGGAATCCGTAGGCACTGCCCTTACGTGCAATGAAGAAATTCTCAAGAGTTAGAACTTCCTCATTACTGAGATTCTCCTTCGAAATCGTATACTTTCGTCTTCCTTTAGGAGATTTAGATACGCGATGCTCTACGAATGTGTCGTTCTCGTACACAGACGTACTGTAGATTACCTTGCGCGTACTTCCGTAAGCTTCAAGTTCTGGAAGTCGTATCTCATCAAATCCGCTCATTAGTATCTCCTCTGCAGATCTCTGAACTGCTGGCTTCCTTCAATCATTATCTGCTTCTGACTCTTCTTGAATGCTTCTGGATTAGGAGTATTGATGTGATACACTGGAGCATACACAATGCTTTGATTCTGCGTTGTATTTGTAGTTCCTCCATTCCACGATCCTCCTGAGTTATTCTGGAATCTTTGTAACTGGTGATTACTGATGATTCGTCCAAGAGCATTCGGCATGAACAGTTCAGGTCCTCTTTCGCCAACGATCAGTGGAACTCCTGGATTAGTGTTACCTCCAGCAGCTGCAAAGTCTGGAGGATTCACTATCATGTTCATGATACTACTTCCACCACCCTTACCTCCTCCCATGATTCCTCCAAGAAGTCCTGAGAACAGCTGTACTAGTCGACTCTTCAAGTACTCGAGAGCCATGTTCAGCAGCATTCTCTTGAATCCTGAGATCACATTAACGAAGAACTTACTAAATCCATTCTCGAATCCATCATCGAAAGCATTGATCAGTACATCGCTGAGATTAGTTGCCATCTCATTGATCTTAGTATTGAAGTCTTCGATCAGCTTCAGCTTCAATTGGAACTCTTCAAGCTCCTTATTGGTAGCGACGATATTCATCACCGCACCTTTCTGGGCTTCAGAGAGTTGATCCCATTTCAATCCGAGACCTTCTAGTACCTGATCGAGACTAGTCCAGGTACCGAGTGCCTTCTGCAATTCGATATTCGACTTGCGCATTGCCTCGCTTATTGAATTGTCGATCTTAGCTTGAGCATCGGTAGCCATCTTATGAGCACCCAGTGCATCCTTGATGAACTTGCTAGCTCTCCCAACCACAGTACCTGAAGACTGATATGTGTCTTCGAATCCACTGAGTAGTGGCTTACTTAGTGCTTCAGCAATCTCCTTAAGTCCAACGATATTATCGATAAGAGATTTCTGAGTCTTATCGAGAGCTTCGTAGTCTTTCTTCAAGAGCTGTAGAGACGTTCGATGCTGAGCATCAGTAGCTAGCAGAAGTTTGATTCCTACTAGCTCATCCTGATACGCATCCTTCAAAGTCTTGATACTGTCCTTGTACTCTTCAGCTGCAGCCTTAGCCATGTCGACCATAGCTTTCAGCATCTCATGACTCTTAAGATAGGCAGCTGGAACTGAAGCTTGAATACCATTAACAAGTCCAGCAACCACCTGAGTACCTATCGCAAAGAATTCTCTAGAAGGAGACTTGATCTGCAGAGCACTCTTCGCAGCATTGATCGCAGAGTTAGCGAGATTAGTTACAGCATTGTGGACCGAAGCAATTCCTTTGGAGACCGAATTGATCACGCCTCGAATGAGCTGGTTTCCAAGATTCACAGCTGCACTATACATTTGCATGCCAGCTGCGATAACTGATCCTATGATCGCTCGAAGTACTGCGAACACACTATTCTGAATACCCATCATGGCATTCTGAATTCCCATGTGAGCATTAGCTACGCTACGTACTGCAGCTTCGAATGCCTTGTCCCATCGACCTTCAAGAAGATTGGCTACAACTTCAATAACGCCTGAGATGTATGCAGATGCTGCCTGGAAGACTCCAGAAATTATCTGCCATGCACTGCGAATTACTGTGACTAGATCTTCTCCAAACATCGACCAAAGACTTCGAATCATCGCGACTGTAAACTTGATCGTTTCGACAATCGAAAGGAGAACCACCTGAATTATCAACTTAATCTCAGGCCAGTGATTCTGAGTCCACTTGACTATGTCGCCAAATGCCTTCATGAACTCTCGCTGAATTTCTTGGAAGACTGGAGCCAACGTAGCAGATATCTCATTAAATGCAGCAACTACATCTGGCCAGACTTCCTTGAATACGTACTTCATTCCATCACTAATGATGTTGAACGCATCTCCGAGATACTTGGCAACTTGCATTACCATGTCTCGAATTCCAAGGAAGTTACTTGCGAATGCTGCTCCAAGTGCAACAACTGCCGCAACTACAATCGCCACAGGTGCTGCAACTGCAGACAGTGCTTCTGCTATAAATCCAAACGCTGTAACAAGGCTACCGACCATCAGAAGTAGAGGTCCAATAACCGCACCAATCATCCCCAGAACTACGATTGCATTCTTGACTGGTTCTGGAAGTTTGACGAATGCATCGACCAGCTGGTTGAGAATCGGAAGTCCTATGTTGATAAGCTTCTCAAGTACTGGGAAGATAGCCATTCCAAGCTTGGCAAGTGCCATCGTAACGTCACTCGTCAGGTTCTCCATCAAGACCTTAGGTCCTGCTGTAACCTTAGGCATCTTCTCGAGACCTATGAGAATCTTATCGAGAATCTGATCAACAGTGCCTTGCTTAGAAATCTCCTTACCAGTACTAGTTCCGAACGTATCGATGAGAACTCGACGCAGCATTGGCATCGCGTCGATCATAACTCGAAGTTCGTCGCCTTGGAACTTACCAGCACCCATGACCTGAGCAAGCTGGTACATTGCAGAATTCAACTGCTGAGAGCTACCGCCACCGAGTGCAACAGCATTAGCAAATGTCTTCAGAGTTCTTGCTGCCTTATCTGCAGACATGTGAACTGCTTGGAGTCGTAGCGAACCTTCGACAGCTCCTGGGAAGTCGATGCCTGGAAGTCGAGATACTTCATACAGACGTTTGAGTTCCTTCGCGGACTTCTCAGCGGATCCCATGACTGCTGTGAGTCCTCGTTCTAGAGAGTCGATCTTCATCGCAGCTTCTAGAGAACTCTTACCAACAGCAGCCAGAGGCATCCCAAGTCCGAACGTAAGTGAGAGACCTACGTTATTGAGCTTCGCTCCAAGACTTGTAGCGGAAGCAGCAATGCCAGATAGTGCATTAGCTCCAGAAGATCCGACTGTTCCAGTCTTCTTCTGAAGTGACATGAGCATAGCCTCAGCGGCAGCTACTCCGGCTTTAAGTCCGGTAATATCTGCTTCGATCTCTGCAACAAGTCTTGCGGCTACTGGCATGGCTAATTCCTTCTACGACGGCCAGTCGCATTGTTACGTGCGAGACTAGCTTCTTTAGCTCTTTGTCGTCGTTCAATATGAATCCGAGCACGAGACTCACATTCCAATTTCTTTAATGCCATATTTCGGACGTGCACCGGACTATTCATTACTTCTTGATACGAACAATTCAATTCGTGCGCAGCAATAATGTTAGCGAAATCGTCCGGTATATATCCTTGCTTTCCGTCATTAATTAGAAATCGGGTGTAGGCTTCACAGGCTGCTTTCCCATTTCATTCTTCGCATTGATTGCGTTGATGATTTTTGCGAGAGCGGTGATGCCAAACATTTCTGCCATCACTTCTTCAGTCAGAGGGAGAGGGACTTCACGTCGCTGATCTTCAGGTAGATGCATATCTTCTGGGTGGTAGTCAGTGACATCCCATCCGGTCAGAAGAACCATAAGCATTCTGATGATACCATTGATAGGTAGTCCTTCAGCGTCCATCATCTGCTTCAGATTCTTTTCAACATTACCTGTGTATTTCGACGAGTCGTATGTGAAATGTACAACGACATTTCCAAACGCAACTTCAACATTCTCAGTCTGAACTGAGTTCTCTTGGATTTTCCTGATATTAACCATTTTGGGCTTTCTACTTAATGAACTAATTGGAACTAAATGGTGGCAGTAAGATTCTTGAGAATCATGCTCATCATTCCATACGTCGCATCATGAGCAAGATCACAACTGAATGTGCTTCCGAACACGTCGTCCTTGTCGCCCGGATCAGGCTTCACAACGTAGGTCGGCATTCGCATGATGAACTCATAATTCTTTGTCGATTCGATCTCAGGTCCCAGAGCCTTGATTCCAAGCCAGACCTTAGTACCATTACTAAGTCTGGTCATGAAGTCGTCAGCTTCTGATCCATCTTCGACTGTCATCACCACTCCGAAATTCGGTTGAGTTTCAACCACCTTGTCGAAAGTGTTGATTGTGTCATTCTTATGGAAGACAGGCTTCCAAAGTCCTGACATATTGATTTCTCCGTCGAGGACATCTTCGAGAAGTGTCCAAGACGCGCCATCGAGACTGACATAGCATCCGATAGCCGAAGGATTGACTGGCATGATCGCGATCTCAGAGAGACCACTTGTGAGAGTCTGATTAGTCAGATACTCTCCAGCAAATCCACCACCTTCAATCGAAGCTTCTTCTCGACTGAATTTGATCTTCATCTCATTCAGTATCGCGAATGCAACTTTCTCAGCTCCCGCAGCGGAGCCTTGTTCGATTGTGGCAGTCTTCGGAGTAATGCCAGCAAGCGCTGAAGGATTCCAGGTACTGATCTTCCTGATTCCAGCAGTGCCGTCAGTTGTTGCTGCAGCCGCTCCGTACATCAATGTAAGGAGATACTGCATTAGGTTAAAGTCGAGTTCTGCATTGAAGGAGATGTCAGTCTTTTGATGACCTTTCTGTACTCCAGTTGCTCCCTTAGTGCCTGCGTGCACTCTCGGCTTGATTGGAATCTCAGGAGTTAGATCCATATCGATTCCGACTAGTCGCTTGGTCGCGTCAACTCCTGTACCAGGAGTAGCTTCGATTCCAATTTGAATTCCTTGATAGAGTGTTGCTCTTGAAGTACTCATATTAATGATCCCCTCTGGGGTTCGTGTTACTGCACAAACATTCGAATCTGAAAGGACTCTTCCTGACTCTGTTACCCCTACTATGTAGTAGCGGTACTCCACGTACATCGACGCGAATATGTCTCTCCATGAATTCTCTGTAGTAGTCCCTACCTTCTGCCAGTAGAAGGTTGAGTCGTTGTAGCGATAGATGTCGTAATGATCTACACACGCTGGAGTCCACTGTAGATGTATGAACTCCTTTTCGGTACCGTCTCCAGAGAGGAATGGAATTCCTGCCACCAGGATTTCTATGGGTGTCGACGCACTCTCGATACTGTTTACTGATGTATCGGAAGTAACGATTCGAAACCATAGGTAGTCTCCTGATGGAATCCCCGACTTCGTGACAGGACTGCTTGAACTTGTGCCAGATATATCGACCCAAGGCCCTGTAGAAGAGTCTGAGTACTGAAATCGATAGCTCACACTCATTTCTAGTTAACTCCATATGCCCAAACCTCCAATATAACACCGTGGTGATTATATCGAACACCATCTTCAACCGTCACGTATTTGAAGTCGGAAACAGTATGACATCCTGCAACAATTGCGTCATTATCATTGACTTGATCTCTTGAGAAGATCGAGTCAACTGCATCCACTGGATCTCTGGAAGGAGCGAAGCTATCTCCCTGAGTCACGAACTTAACTACGTATCGTGCAATCCTGAAGATTCGCTTACCCTGGCTTCTAGTTCTATAAAATGTACTTGCTGGAGGAATAATGATCGCATGTGGATACGTAGACTGCTGAGGTGCCATGGCCTCATATATCTGCCATACCTGAGACTGAGGATTCTGTCCTACGAAATTTGTAATCGTAGAATTCGCGATCATCTTTTCGTATAGATAAACGCTTACTGCATCTCCCTCAATCACGAACCACCTGCCCTGGACAGTACGTCCTTAAGTGCCTGCATATAATTAATCCCATGCGCATCAAACGCGCGCGTGAGGTACATATAAGCAGGTCGACCATTTTCTCCGTATTCGTTCCAAATTCCGTAGTGGATAGGAACGACAACTTTTCCTTTCAGTGGCTTAGCAACATACGTACCACCTGAGAACTCAGCTTCTGGGTTAAGTTGCTGCGCTTCTGCGACTGCAGGTCCATAAGTATTCTCATGCATGGTAACGATGTGAATTGAAGCTCGAAGAGCTCCAGTTCTAACAGGTGCATTACCCTGAGCTTCAGCCTGGATGTCCAACACTGTCTTAGTGATGACATCATCAATTTCCTTGAACACGAAAGGAGTGATCTTAGGAAGATTGTTAAACTTAAATTTGATCCGCACCGACAGCCTCCTGGATAGCGAATCTCTTTCCGAATGACTCAGAATGATGCGACCGACTAAGAATGTCGTATAGCACTACTTCACCTTCCTTTGATGTGAAGGTGACGAGCACTCTATCATCTGTATCGATATCGAGATCGTTTGGAACAATGATGAGACCTGTATTAATTTCAATGATCTCACCCTTACTGTCGATTTCTCCAAGTCCAGCTGATGGACCTTGAATTGTCACTCGGCACTTAGATGTGTTTCCGAGAACAAATCCTTGTACCCCAGAATCTGCAGTTGGAAGAATTCCACCAGTTCCATCTGAGAGTGCAGTTGGATCATTGTCGGTTGAATTATGCAATTTCTTGTAGACAACGCAGTCATCAACCAGTGCGATATCTTTATAAATCTCTCGCAGGGAATCCAGGTGAGCTAGTCCGAATACGCTACTCATGCTGCACCACCTTAGGGAATGCACTCTTCATCGTACCGGTAGATCGTGGAGACTCTGCAAACTTGATATCATCCATTACGTCGTCATTCAAGGATGCCAGATGCTTAAAGACTTGAGACGCATTAAGCTTATCTGGTCCGATTGTAATGTCGATATTCTTACGAGCTTGGAACATCAAGTACTGAATAGCTTGACGTTTTGTATATAGATACTGGAGACGTTCGGAAGGCTGATCGGCATTGAGTGTCCACCACGTAGCTGCATTCGTTGCTAGTTCAGTATCTGAAACTGAATCTAGCTCCTTCATCATCAACGTTATGTACTCTGCACTGGTCATTTCTTTTAGTCTCCAATATCCTTAACGGGAATTCTCAGGAACGGGCTTTCTGAGACTTGGGGGCAGCAGGGGCCGCGGGAGCAGGCATGGGCGGTGCTGGAGCCGGCTGAGGGGCTGGAGCAGGCGCTGGAGCAGCTGCTTCGGGCTCTTCGGGCTCTTCGACCTTAGATTCATCAGAATCTTCCTGCGTATCTGCGTCCGGAGTAGTCGCTTCATCCTCATCAGGAGTCGAAGTATCTGACTCCGCATCTTCTGGGGAAGTGGATTCAGAGGACTCCGTCAATTCTGGACCGCGTTCACCAACGAGACGAGTGACACGTGCCACTGGATGAGGCACTTCCACTGGAGGTGCTGGAGCGTACTTCGCGTCGAGTTGGGCAGCCTTTCCTTCGAGGACTTCCTTTGTCTTTTCATCTGGGACGTCACAAATTCCAGGGCCGTAAATCTTACCGCCACAAGACATTGTGTATGTTCTGCAATCTGCTTTCATATTATTGGGCTCGTTGAAAAAAGTGGTAGTCTCCCACGACTGAGAGTGAGAGACTACCTAGTTGGGTTAGCTCGTCGTAATGTCCTTGATGACAATGATGCCTTCAGGCTGAGTCACGACTGGAAGAGAGGCCTGCCATGCCTGACCTTCGATGCGTGGTGGCTTGTCTCGATGAGTCTCTGTGAAGAGAGTTCGACCTGCAGAGATTTGACCTGCGCCAAATCCAATTGCGGTGTATCCCTGCAGATTCTCAAGAGTCATCAGCTCGCCATCGCCAAGGTCGATCGGCATTTCTTCATCGGTCTCAGCCGTGAAGAGCATGACGTCTCGTTTCAGCATGTATCCTGAGCCTTCAGCAGTGGTGTACCTCAGATCGTATGGCTCGATCGGAGGCAGTCCGTTGTCTGTCATGATCGCATTCAATGCAGCCATCGAAACTCGAGCAGACTGACCGACCACGGTTCCACCAGTGATTGCCAAAGTACCTGCACGCTTTCGCATCTGCTCATTCTTCATGAGAGCTGTGATGACAGGTCGAGGAGCAAGACATCGCTTCGCAACGTAGCCTTTCTCACTGAACTTGTCAGCAACAAGCGCGAGGTCATCCATCGGATCCTTGGTATCGTCCGCCCAGCTATCAGCTGCCGCGAATCGATGTCCTGAAGGATCAGAGTACTGAACAGTCTCAGTATATCCGTTGTCACCGACAAGGACACACTGAGCGTCGACGAGACAGTCCATTCTCAGCTTCTCGTTGAGTTCAACAAGTGGCCGATTGAGAGTGGCTTCGATCCATCCAGTGATCGCCAGCATCGCCTGCATTCCAATCTCACCTTGCATACTGTCGAATCGACGAAGCATGTTGATCAGAGCATCATACTCTTGACCCTTGAGTTGGGAGCCGATATCAGAGTAGCTCAGCTCGACGTCAAATCCAGCGGTAAGAACATTACCCTTGAGTTGAACTGGCGAGTACCGAGTACCTGAGTTGGCAATCACTGAACGGAACTTAACGCCTTCCTCTCGGAACTTGTTGTGGGTCACTGTCTTCTCTGGGAGAAGAGTGGCACCAAGATACTTTCGCGACTTGGTACCAAACTGAGCCAGAGGATTGTGCATGATGAAGTCGAGAGACCCATCATCTGCAAGTGCTTGCAGCAGTCCGATCAGATCCATATTAGTTCACACCCTTGATACAGTTGTATCGAGCTCGGATAAGTTCCAGATTGTACTTACCACCCTTGGTTGTTTCAGTGACAGTGATTTCCGTCAGTCCGGTCAGTCCGTCAGGAGTGATTTCGACTGGAGGCTGAGGAAGTCCTGCAACTCCTGAGCCATCGAAAGTAACTGTGAATGAAGCAATCGTGCCAGCCGCCGTGACCTTACTGGATCCATACACGTCATCGAGAGCAGCCTGGATCGCAGCCAAGTTGCCGTTGTAAACGACAGCATTGGAGACAGCGCCAGTCTCTGGATTTCGGAATGTGATTGCACCAGCACTGAGAGTGCCGCCGATCGCAATCGTCTGAACTTCATTGACGCCTGTGTTCAACGCAGTCCAACCTGGGAGATAGTTCTCCTTGATCGTAGCGCCATGCTTCAGCAGTTCAACGTCGTTGTTCTGATTTGCGTCAGCGATGTCAGTGATAGTCAGGAAGATTTCGTCGTCGCCAGCTGCAACAGGGCCGAATCCTGTATTTGCATCTCGCTCGGCTCGAGTTCGGCCGACCAGAGTGCCACCAGGAATCAGCTTTCGACTTGGATACGGACGATAGTACGTATAATCGCCAGATTCGAGAGCAGACGGGAGTGCCTGAACAGTAATTGAGGTCGCACCAGCAGCTGCCGCAGCAGTGGTCAGTGCAAACTCCTTAGACTCGCCAAAATAAAGCATTGTTCCCGAAGGAATTGCGCCTGATAGTGCCGAGACTGTAATCGACGTCGCATCAGCTAGAGCTGCAGCAGTCAGAGTGATCTTGACCGAGTCGACATCCTCAAAGAGAGATGCCACCAACTTGGCAGGGAAAATTGCCATGTTGAGCTTCGGATCAAGGAACTCTGCCAGCCATGCTGGAGCTGAAATTTCATTAGTTCCAAGAGAACATTTTGCCATTTCGTTAGTCCTTTCCAGGGATTGCGTACTTCTGGCGAGTTAGATGCGCTTTGATGGTTGACTGCTTGCTATCGCTGCTACCACCACTTTGACGTCCATGCTCACCTTCTGGAGCCTTCGTACTTTCAAGCAGTCTCTTGGCAATTCCTCGCATCGAGTTCACCCAGTTAAGGCGAGCGATCGGATCGGAATTTCCAGGATCAGATGTCTTGATTTCTGTCGGCCATTCTTTGATCTCCGCTTCGATTCCTTCGCTGACATGCTGAATCAGCACGCCATGGGATTCAAGTTTGGAGGTCAGTTCGGCTACTTTCGTCTTTTCAGTTTCATAAAGAAGTTTGAACTCACCCTTCTCCTCATTCGCTTTCTGCTCAGCTGCGAGTCGAGCATTCTCCTTCTCTTTCTCAAAAGAAAGCTTCTGCTCATTCAATCGCCTGCTAATGATTGCGTTGAGATCTTCTTGGGTGAACTGCTTCTCACTTGACTGAGAGCTCCCGGAACCACCGGTAGAACCGTCCGACTCAGGAGATGAAGACCCAGTTTTATCGTCAGTGGTGGACGAATCTCCGTTACCACCTTTATCATCAGGCACATCGTAATATGCGAGGAAAGGTGAATATTTTCTTGCGAACGTAAGCATAGTATGCCTCATTTATCTCGTAGGTTTACGAGACGTTCCTCACAAGATAAACTGTAGAGGTTTCCGCATCATGAATGCTGGAAACGCGATGATTGATTGCGACTTTTGGATTTTTCATGTTTGTAGGGACTCCGACACTTCAATTCGCTTATCTTCGATGCAATGCATAAAGAGTCTGCGAGAGAAGCGACTTATTCGCGAGTGAACTTAGCCTCTTTCGAAGCGCATTGATCTCTTCGCGATCATCAATGGTAGTAACTTCATGCGTATCGATGATAGCATAGCTATACCGTAGATTAGGATCAGTGATGTCGTCAAGACTCTTGACGATTGTGAGAGAGTCGAGTGTCGAATTATCTCGCACAAGTGTGAGCAACTCTTCGTCACATCCTCCAATGTAGAGGACATTGCCGTGAAGTGTAGAATTCAATTGTGCGTTGAATAATCCAACTAGATTTTCGTCCTCTACTGAGGGCATTTCGGAAGCAGTTTCATCAGCCACAACCATAGTATGCCTCATCCTACATACTACTATGATTTAAGTTTTTATGGCGATAAACGCAAGAACTACCGACCTAGCCCTAGTTCACTATTCGTGGCTTTCACAGTGTAAGTTCCTTTGCCATCATATGATCTCTTAACAGCTAATTTATCGAACTCAAACTTGCCAGCTTTGTACGCTTCAAGTTTAGGCTTTCCCATGATAGCAAGTTGCGTAGCTTGACTCTGGGAGTCAAACCAATCCTTCCCAGAATCTATCTGAATTTCTGAGTCGTCAGATCCAAGTCCTAGTTCTGCATATGATCTTGTTTGTGGGATTGCGATGCATCTGCAATGGAAGTGCGGATTCATTGGTTCGGTTAGATCATGAAATGTACCATGCATTGCGATGCAAGCTACGCAAGTTCTGAAGTCTAGATGTGCAAACCATATCCATCCTTTTATCAGTCTGTCGTGCTTCATGTAGGTCGCAATTTGTGCATCTCGATACGACTGATTAATCATTGAAGTCGAAATCTTGACTGCTTCCGAAACCGTAGTCGATGCGATATCTTGAATCTCATTAATGATATCGTCAGGACCAAGTCCCATTATCAAGGCTTTCAGAATAGTTTCATTGATCTTGGAAGTTGAAGCTGCCGTAAGTGCACTTAGTAGTCCTTCGAACTTACCAGAATGAATTGAAATGAATAATTGACGTACAGCTTCTTCACTGTATCCTTGAGTGAAGCTCGCGTAGTATGCGACAGCTCCAATGCGTTTGAGATCTGCGAGGATCATCGCAGTTGCTTCGTCAATGCCTCGCTGGATTTCCTGTTCTCTAGACTTCTCAGTCTCGTCAATTATATTATCGATATAAGTTGAAATCGATCGTCGAATCCTCTCAGTGGTATTTCTCTGCCTGAGTAGTTCAATGATTGCAAACTCTTTGGAGCTAGCATCTCGATAAAATTTCGAATTGAGAATCGCCTTGATCTCATTAACGATCAATGTATTCACTCTTCGAAAATTATCGATGGCATACTTCGTAGTCTGAGAATCTCTCTTTCTCAGACTAAGCGCATACTCTCTTGCTAGCTCCTCTAATGTCATTAGACGCTTCCGTTACCGATGGCATTCGAAAGCATGGTAGTCTTTGCTTCAGTGTCTGCCATCATCTCTCCGTGAATCCTTTCAGCTTCTCGATCAGAGTATCCCATAATTCTCAACCCTTCGAGAATCGAGATTCGATCTCCAAGCTGCTGAACTGCAGTAGCTCTTGAAATCAGATCTCGCTTCTCAGGATCTTCAAATTTCACTTGGATCGGTGCAGTCTCTGGGTCAGTAGGCAGTTGCTCGCCATTGATCGTGTAGGCATTATGGAGCAGAACGCAATTCCAGAGCACTTCAATCCAGCAGTACTTGAACTTGTTGATCTGTCTTCGTGCCTTATTGACTGCAGGCAGTTCTGCTCGAAGCAGTGCGTCTCCAGAAGGCCAGTCTCCACCTGTGATTGCATGAATTGGAGTTCTTGTCATCTGAGCCACACGCTTCAGTTTCATGTGGTATGCAGCCAGTAGTGGTTCCAGAGTTCCAGCTGGCAGCACTCCGAACTTCGCATCAGAGTTGTCACTGGTAAACCAACTGCCAGGATGCATCAGAACTTCAGCAGCCTTACCAGTTGCTGGATCGATCTCAGCCTTGACACCACTTGCCCAGTATGACTGATAGGCTGTAAGTCTCGAGCATGCTGTAATTGAATACTGCATGTCAGTAAGCTGGTCTTGGAATCCCAGTACGCCTCCCGACAGCTCTGAATCTCCATAGTTCTCATAAGTGAGATTCGCATTAGAGAAGTGAATGTACGGGATCCCAAGAGGATTGCCATCTCTATCCTTCCACGGCTCTTCAGGTTTGAGCGTGTCAGTTTCGTACGGTGTCCAGGTGACTCCAGTTCCCTGACCTTTACTTGAGTATCGCTCGACGCGATCAGGGTACCATACATTTCTGCGGTAGATGATGTTGTCTGGATCGTCGTCGTTCTTCCACTCTTTTACGCCGTAGATAGCCACGTCGTCGTCGTCGTACGCGATCCAAACACCTTGCGAACCATTCCACCATTCTTCTCGAGACATCTTGACATGTCCAGAGGCATTATCCCATGACAGTGCAATTACGTAGTTGCCGTCTCGGAGTGTGTTGTAGTGGACGTCGCTCTGACGATCTGGAATTCTGAGGAGTAGCGACAACGCCTGAATGTAGCTGTTGACTTTATCATTCGGAGATGTCATGTGAGAAATCATGATTCTGTCGGAAGCTTCAGCAATTATCTGATGACATACGTTATCGCAGTAGTCATTCGTCAGAAGCTTATCAAGAATCTGACGCTGCTTATCCGTCAGAACTGCAGCTTGGATTCCTCGAGCGTACTCTCGATACTTAACTACCTTTGCTGCAGGACCTCTCGACTCTCTGAGTCTATCGATTTTTAGATGGTTTGTCATTTTAGATGTATTGCCTTACTGATAGTGATCCTACATTAGCTTCTTCTGGAGCAGTCGTAAAGGTTAGCATCACGGAGTCTGCAGTGTCAGGAGATCGCTTAAGTCTGTCGCGAATTGCTTCCTTTGCAGTCACCTTAATCTTACCAGTCTTAGTTCGATGGTACTGCATTGCAAGCAGCTCTTCCTTCAATCCTTCATCAGGAGGAAGCATTGCACGCGGATCAGTTCTGAGCCACTCTCTGAGTGTCCAGTATCCTTGATCTCGCATGCGATCAAATTCTCCATGTTCGCAATCAGTCGTAGACGATCCTGACGACATAATTCTATGTGCCACGCACCCTAACCGCCTAAGTATGGCTGGTACTGCAGCGCCTACACCGTTAGCGTCTACGTAAGCCTCACACGCATTTATATTCTTGTAAATGCCTGAAATTTCCTCTGCAGATACTAGAGGATCAACTCCAGACCATTTTAGCGGCCTGTATATGAAACTCTCAGCACGAATAGCTACTGAGTTGATGTCACCACCAAGATCAGCAATGTCGCATCCAAGTCGAGGCTTCACTCCTATCGGTCCTCGCTCTCCATTGTTCGATACAAACTCAGTCCAGCGAGCATTCGCTTCTTCAATCCAGCTTCTATTGATCAGCTGGTTTTCCATCATCTCTGGGTATCGACCGAGCACCATGTAGGAGAACTCCGGCTCGACAACCTTTCGCCATCCTGGCTTCAAAGGAGGGAATGAAGCTCCGTTTGGATCGCCTGTTAGACATGTACATCCAACAAGGAATGGAGGTACTTCAAAGCACGCATCATCGACACGCTCTCCTTTGTACATCGGACGTGTCCATCGATTGATTCGAGAGACTGTGACTTCGCGAGTTACAGCACCAGGAATTACATCCTTACCTGTCACTACATTCGGATGGTTGAACGCACTGAGAACTACGACATTGGCACGTTTCTCAACTTCCATCTGATAGACATGTCCAGACTGATGTCGAGGGTTGAACATGATAAGTAGTCTGGCAAATCCACCAGACATGCACGATTCAATTCCTCGATATACTTCAGCAGGAATTGCGTCACCTTCGTCGAGTACGAAGAGAATATACGGAGCATGCTTTCCAGAGAACTTAGCTTCTCGTTGCTTTGGAGTACCAGACTGAGGAACTGTGACACCAACAATGAATTCGTTAGCACTGCGAGCGATTCGAAGCGAGTTGACCTTACAGTGGTCGTCTGAGAATACATGTGGATTCTTCTCGACCATCGAACCTATCTCACCCCAGAGAAGTCGTCTCAGGTTATCTTCAGGAGGAGGAGCTGAAGAATACACCTGGGCTCCTTTGAAGCATTTGTAGAAGTAGGCGATTACACGTGCAGCCCCATGAGTCTTACCAGTTGCGTTCGCAGACTTTGCAATCGTAATCGGATAGTCTCGAACAGAGTTCATGACTTCAACGATATCGTCTGTAAACGTCTCATTAAGAATGTCGCGACCGAATCCTGCAGGATCTCTTTGATAGGCCTCATAGACCTTCTGATCGTTCTCGACTTCTTCTACAGCTCCCCAGAGACTACTAGAAAGGTCTTGCAGTATCGCACTACCTAGAGGAAGATCGGTATGGTTAAGTTTCTTCTTAGCCACTTACTCTTCATCCTCTTCATCCATGTCTTCATCTTCATCTTCGTCCTCTTCATCGTCGACACCAGGTAGATGATCAATGTCGAATTCATTCGGAGCCGGTAACTCTGGGGAAGGACGCATGTCTTCTTCAGGAGCTACGGAGTCTCCAAGTCCCGACTGCACAGACATTTCAGTCATGTCGATGCGACCAGAGAGAACGCTTCGATGGGCTGGATTGATTGCGAGCTGATCGACCTCTCGTGCAATTGCTCGGAGCTGATTCTTGTCTCGAACATTCCTCTTTACGATCGTCAGAATCATCGAGAAGAGAGTAAAGGCCTGATCGGCTGGAATTGAGTTTCGCTCGGCGAGAAGTCTCTTAGTTTCAATATCAATCAGCTTACCTTTCTTGATCGACGCGTCAGTGATTTCATTCCAGAGTCGGTGGCCTTTCGATCCTTTCTCGATGAGATCGTTCATTCGATAGAGAGTACTGCAGAGTTCCTTGTTGAGCTCATTGGGATCCATTCCTGTCTTGCTCATACTGAGGAGAACTCTGGAGTCGTCTGCCATCTCAACAAGCTTCTTCCATGTGTAGCCATCAGTACCTTGCTCGAAGTCTTTCATCAGCTGGGTGATCTGAGTGTTGACTAGAGCAATGTCATCTTTAAGCTTCAGATAGTCTGGGTCGTTCATCATCTCGTCGAAGTCTTTACCCATTCCTTTCGGAAGGACCTTCGACCACTTTCCATGCTTGAAGGACTGGTGATCAATTCCTCGCTTGACTTTACCAAAGTGAAGATCGCATCTTCCATTTCGATGGCGTTGAGGACTCAAGCATATACGACCTTGCTGGGACTTTATCCTTGCACCACATACTGGAACACCATCGTTGTTATAGTGCCATACCGGATAGCCTCTCTCATCATAAGCCAGTGGTATTCTGACTTTCCTCTGCTTCCCAGAGATCGGATCAATCGAGAGATCAATTAATTGACCAGTGGCTTTGTTTCGAACGATATGCAATCCCTGCGTGCCTTCAGGCACTACGTTCTTTGCGTGGTGGGGATGGGGCGGATTCACGTTACTATTATAACGCGCGTGAGGGAGTACCAGAAGTTCAGTGTTTCGAATATGGAAACTTCGATAATTATGGAGGAAGGCCATCTCTGGGGAAGTTCAGTTCTGCGTTTGATTTATTGACGGTGGATCGTAGAATCCGTAATGAAAGCCAATTAAAACGGAAAGTGCGCCCCCCCCGGGCGGTTACGGTGAATCCTGCTGCAGGGTCAAGTCGGGCCGACGTTCACACTAATAAACACTTATATGTGACATATATTGATTTACTATATTGTTAGTAGGATAAGGGTTAAGGGCGTCTCCGGGGGGGACCGACTCTCCGTTTTAATTCGGTTCTAGGAGGCAGATGTGGATTTGGGGATCCTAAAGCCCTGGATTGGCATGATTCATTAGTGAAGCGATTTAGGGGATTAGTAATCCTACAATTCGTAAATTTCGTTATAATTATAATTTAGCTGAATTAGGTCCGCAAAGCCACTTCCATTCCGCATAAACCCCTTGGGGCCCCTTTTGCAACATTTTTGCAACTACTCCCGGACGCATAATGAAAGCCGAACCCTCACATGGAGGATCCGGCTTTGATGGCCGATTGGAGCCTTATTCAGCCGCTTCGTCCAACTCGACTGTGCCAGTGGCCGCGATCAGATTTTCGAGCTTCGTACCGAGCGCCACTTGGGAGTTGAAGATCATCTCTTGCAACTTCTCCAGTGTCTCTCCATGGGAGAATGTTCCGTAGGGCTGCTCGTCGCAGAGGAGGATGGCGAACTGCTTAGTGAAAGACACTTCCCACACCGAGGACCGCAGGTCTCCTTCGTGTCGGACCATCGCCATGTTGGCATTGGCTTCGAGTGTCTGGTTGTACAGTCGGACCAGGATCCTGATTGCCTTCTTGCGAGCGGCGACTGGCTTGACATCCTTGAGTCCTTCTTTGTTGGTCGTTTCGTACTTTCGAGTTGTTTCGTTCTTTGACATTTTGTTTCGTTCCTGCCGGGAGATTTTCTGTGCTTTTTCTTCCCGACAAAATGAGTATGCCCCATATCCGATCCGTACAATCGCCGATTAGGCCTAAAGACCTAATTTGGGCCTGGAGGCCTAACGCGTCATATATAAGGAACGCGCGTGCACGTTACGTGTAGCGCAATGCGTAACTTTTGTGTCGCTTCCTCGCGTTTAGTGAAATTGGTGACATTTGCGGATTCGCTTACACGATAGTGCGTTTCGCAAGAGT